ATCGTTAAGAACAGCAGGGTTTGTACCAGCTTGTGTACCAGCACCTGAGAAGTCAGAATCGGCTTCGTTGTAGAAGGTTTCTGTGCCTGTCTGTGAAGAGTAACGAGAACGCATTGCAAAGATAAGTCCTGTTGGGCCAGTCATTGGCTGAACACCAGCAATATCATATGCAATTAGGTTTGGCATTGCTCTACGCACTAGTGAAATTAGGATCGGATCCCAATTATCAACAGAAGCGCCTGTTGCGTTAGTTGGTGCAGCTTCGCCGAGGAAGTGTCTGTCCTCACGAAGTGCTTTTTCTTGGTTTTCTAGGATAACTGTGGTTACAGCCTTACGATAAGAGTCTTTGATCTCTGGAAGATCTTTGTGCTCTAGGACTGGCTGCCACTTTTCCTGTAGATGTTCTGTTTGGAACATTTCTATTTCTCCTTGTTGAGTTTTCTAATAATATTTATAAAAATTAAGTTTTTGGAAGATAATTTTTTCCGCACCCTTAATCCTTAGCTCGCTTTACATTTTTGCTTATGGCAGCCATGTAAGCGGCCATTGCACCAGTTGTATCGAAAGACTCAGAACCGTCAGATTCAGTGTCTACAGATTCAGCGATAGTGGTTGCCTTTGGAAAATAACTTTCCTTAAGCGTGTCGAGTTTACCTCTAAAAGTATCTTCATCAGTAAAATCTACATCTTCTGCGAGAGACTTGAACTTCTCTACCTCTGTATCGGCGAGGTCAGAAGCAACTTCTGCAAAAACACTCTCACGAACCAATTGATTGTTCTGCTTCTTAATTGCAGCAGTCTTTTCAATTTGCTCATTGAGTTTCGCTTCTAGTTCTTCAATCTTTTCAGACTGTGTTCCTAGAATGTCATATTTCTCATCTGGAACATCAATATAATGCTCTTCAAATAGAGACTTGAGTCCAGAAATGAAATCTTCTGCGATTTCGCCTTTGAGACCACGCTCAATTGCGATTTCGTTTTCTTTCATCCACTCTTCTACGACATAGTTCATATATGCGTCAACCTTTTCAGTCAACTCATCACGAACTCTGTTGATTTCTTCAGCGATTTCTTGAGTTTTTGACATCTCAATTCTTTCGACTTCAGAACGAAGTTTAGATTTAACAGCGGCTTCAAAAATTGTAGCAGCTTTGTCTTTGAATTCTTCAGATAGTTCTTCACCTTCTGTAAGTGCAGAAACATCCTCAGATACATCTACAGATGCTAGTCTTTCATCAAGAGTAGATTCGTCAACTGACTCTTCTTCTTTCTCTTCTGAACTATAGCCTGACATCAATTTATCGTATGATGCTTTTAGTTCTGTTGCTTTCATGTTTTCCATTTTGTCATACATTGCCTGCAACATCTCTGATTTTGTCATACGAGCTTCTTCTAGTTCCTCGCCATCGTGATCGATTTGATCGCCAGCAGCAAGAGGTTCTTGGATTTTAGTAGCAGCAGGTTCACCGCCCTGTTCTCCGGCAGCACCTTTGGTTTGAGCATCAGAGGCCTTCTTAACTTTGTCTGCATTTTTATGCGAACCAGTTTCGGCGTCCATTGTCTCTTCTCCGGCACCACCCAAGTCTTGGACTTCACCCTCTACTTTTTCCATTGAATCACCTTTAGCAGCACCCTTTTTCGGGGCGTCCTGTGCAGCTTCTTCAAGCTCCGCAGCAACCTCTGCTTCTAGTTCCTCAATTGTCTTGTCTAGATCTGACATTGGGATTTTCTCCTTGAGTTGTTATCTTAACATATTTATAATGATTAAAGTTTTGACAAAAACTTTGCAAATGCAAGTGCGGAAACTTTATTGTTTCGGCGTCTTACACCTTCATTGATTTCATCTTTGATTTTCTGGATTTCTACTTCTTTGAGTAATCCATTATCCCACACCCATTCTTTACCTTCCATAATACCTTCAACGAAGGCTTGAGGTGCAGATGGGTCTGCAACAATATCTGCCGCAGTGGCAAGATAAAAATCATCTTTCACATAATTCGCACCGCTTCTAGACTCTAGTGAACCCATGCCTCTTGAAGAGACACCAAGTTTACCACCGTCCTTAATAAGTGCTTTCGCAATTTCCCCCATTGGAGTAGAGAGCAATTTCGCCTCACCAACAAAGTTCTTTCCATCAGCTTCCAGTTTTGTGATCATGTGCGATACTCTGTCAAGATTGACAGTAGGGCCTTCTGGATGTCCAAGTTCCCCAAATGCACGACCTTCAGCAACAAATTCTTTATTGTAACGGTTCACCTCTTTTTGTAGAATATTAAAAGGATATACTCTACCGTTACGATTCTTTTGATCCGCCTGCATAAAAATGCCACGGATTTTCATTTCTTTACCACCACCATCTTTTTCTTCAGTGATGTATTCTACTTCTTGTATCTGTTCTGCAATAAGTTTCATATTAGTACCCAGCATTCGTGATTGCTGTACCTTTTAAGGTAGATGCACCACGAAGTCCCTCTCCAGCGTTCATGTGAATTACAATACCAGCACCGGCACCAACATAAATTGTACCAACGTCTGCATCGTCTGCCGGATTACGAACTGTTACTACTTGTGCAGAACCAGTGTTAAATACCCATACCGCCGCATCACCTACAAACCCTGTAGTTCCAGTTGCGAGGTCGGTTGCTGTTCCTTTTACTTGCATAGTTCTTTTCCTAAATTGATAATATTTCTGATTCAAAGTAGTCCATCAACTTATTTGGCGGAACTTTATATTTCTTTGAAACACTATTTATAGTTTTATCAAAAGTATTTAGGAAATCTGACGGCTTACTGTCCATTTCCTTGAAAATAGCGTCAACGGCATCCTTCATCTTAGGAGATAACTTCTTATACTCCTTAGATTGTTTATGCTCGTCTTTTTCTGGTAGTTCTTGTTTGAACTCAGAAAGGGTCTTACTCACTATCTTCTTCTACCTCTGGAATGTGATGTGTAACGAATGTTTTCGCAACATCTTGTCTTTTTGTTTCTAGTGCATCACCAACTTTAGATGCAAGTGCAGAATTAAAATGTGTCTCTGCGGCAAGGTTATCACCAGACGCAATAGAGTCCACAAAGTCTCTTATTGTATTTTCCATCATTTATCTCCTTTTGTCGGATCATTCTGTGCGAACATACCATCGTCCTGCCCCATAGGGTCAGCACCCATATCTCCACCAGACTCATCCTTAATTTGGTTATCAATTTCTTCAATCTCTTCATCAGACATTCTAAGAACATTCTTTCTAACATACTCTTTTGAGAAATATGTTCCAACATAACTCTCAATTTGTCCGAGCATATCAATACGGTTCTGAAGAAGTTCTGCATTCTTTAATTCAGTAAAGTGTCCATCTTGCATAAAGTCAAACTGCAAGTGTTCTTTAATCATAGGCCATTCTTCTTCTGCAATCACACCTTTAAGAATAAGTTGTGTGCGAAGCATATCCATAAACAGGATAGTAAACTTCTTACGAAGTTTCTGAACAAACTTTGTGAATTTTAATTCATCACGAGTAATGTTATCAGAACGACCAATAGAGAATGAGTTCTCTGCTTCCAATCTTGAAATTGGAACATTAAGAGAACGATAAAGTTTCTGTTGAAAATATTTAATATCATCAATCTCGCCTAGATTTGAACCGCCTGGCAAAGTTGTGATTTCTGTTCCTCTACCACCTTCTCTACGAGGCAACCAGAAATCTTCCAACATGGACATATGATTTCTGTCATCTCTAATCTCACCTGTTCTCGCATCGTAAACTAGTTTGTTACGATAACGATTCATAACATCCTTCAGATAGGCTTCTGCTTTTACTTTAGGTAAGTTACCAACATCAATGTAGAAAATTCTACGCTCGGGCGCACGAGAGATACGATAGATAACCAATGCATCTTCAATCATACGCAACTGATTAACAGGTTTGATTGCTTTGTGTAGATAAGAAAGGACTGTGCCTTTGTGCATATCTACAAGTCCAGAAGGACAGTAGGTAACGGAATCAGCGGTAATTTTAATACCACTAGATGTTCCTGTGTTTTGATCCAAACCCTTGTCATTGTATAGATAAAAGTCCTCAATCTTTTTGACTAAATCTAAACCAGTTTTAGGGTCTTTTTCTTTTCTTTGTTCTCTGACCTTCTTAATCTTACGAGGGTCAATGTAACGAATTTCTTGTATTCCCTTACGAGGGGATTTCGTGTCGATTATTTTATGATAGTAAATGCGTCCATCAACATACCATCTTCTAAAGATGTCATGTCCTTTTGCATTAAAATCAAGCAAACGCAATACCTCATCGAACTCATCTCTGATTTTCGATTTGATATTAGCAGAAAGGTTTAATCTGTCAAGGGAAATAGATACCGATTGTCCTCTTTCATCAGAGACAATCGCTTCATTCGCAATATCTTCAACCGCACTATCACACTCTGGTTGTTGTGCAATATCTCTATATCTGCGAATTAAATCAAGTTCATTCCGATCACGGCCATCCATATCAAGGATAGACGCATAGTGTCCACCGCCCGATACAATGTCAAGTGTGCCATCGTCAGTAGAGGGAGCAGTGAATCCATCACTACTCCCACTCTGATTCGCCCTTGTGATTCTGAAACCAAAAAGTTCAGCCATACTATAGTTCTCCTAGTTTTACCCAACTATTTAGTCGGATTATAAAACTGGATTAAATACCACTCGCAGTAAACGAGGTGTAACGCCAAGTAATATCGAAGGTTTCAATCTCACTTACAGTATCCATGTTCAACTCAATAGGTGAAACAACAGTTGGCCAACAGTTCTTGAGAACATATGACTTAATAACTTGATTATCTCTATTCAATTGACGAACAGTCAAGTCAGCAGTGTATTCTCTCACATTGGAGAGTCCTCTTGCATTAGACAAATCATTGATTGCGTTCATCCATGTTTCAATACCGTTACGGATCATAAAGTCCGTATCGTTAAAGACTGTTGTTGACCATGTTTCAAATGTTCTGTCACCAGCGATAAACAATTGTCTACCTCTAAAGTTGATTGGGATTTCTGTAATTGTTTGCCCAGGCAGTTGTGCAGTTCTTACCAAAAATGATGTTGTAAAACTGTTAATTCCAGTTCCAATGATACCAGCCTGTTGTGGGATGATAACTTCAAATTGGTTAGCACGAGCGCCACCACCAGTTAGTTGTCCTTTGAAATCGTCTATACTAGCCATGATTAACCTCCTACCTCACTAAATTCAACACCAGTTCTTACGGCGATGAAGTTCAGTGTAATAAAGTTAATGGAACGAGCTGGTTTGATGAAAATATCACCAATAAACTCATTACGATCAATAACCTCACCAGTGTTGTTTGTTTCGTCACAAACCACTGAGAAGTCAGT